AAGTCTCCAGCCTTCTTGGCGTTCTTGCTTACCCGTGCTGCTACATCCGTTAGAAGATCGGCACCGACCTTGCTTGCGGCAGGAGCGCCCAATAGGCCAAGCCCAGCGCCCGTCATATCTGTAAGCGTATTGCCTACAGCCTCTGCCCTTTGCCATCCAGTGCGATCAGGTGCATAGATGTCTTGGAATGATGTGCCAGCACGGTCAATGCTCGCCACTGGGCTACCTTCAGCAAGCAATCCAGCGATCTGTGGCATAGAGTTGCCTGCGCCAAGGTAATAGCGCATCGCCTCATCAACTGGGGCGTTCATGTTTTGGTTAAGCCATTGACGGCGTTTCTGCCCAGCGTCTGGTGTGAAGAAATCCCAAATACCCATGAATGATTATTCCTATTATCGAATATTTAGGTAATTCTGATAAAATGACCGTATGCCGTCAGGGGTCATTTTATCGACATTAAGCATACCACCGTTATTGCGTAGCCAATTTGTATAAGCCAATTCACTCATGCCTTTTGGCGGCATTTTCGCAGAGTTTCTATAACTGGCCAGCGCTGATGGTTTTACACCCAAAGCGCCAGATGCCCCATTAACGCTGCTATATGGCACACCATCTGGATTAATTGTTCTTGGCATAACATCTGTGCCATATGGTGGAGTATATGGCTGGAATGGTGGCTCAGTTGCCATGCCCATTCTGCTGTCGTTAGCTGCCAATTGCATTTCGGCGAATTGAGTTTCTGGGCGAGGTGGTAATGCAGGAGCAGTTATTGCACCCGCTGGTGTAAGATCTCCAGTTGGATTGAAACCGTTAAGCGCTTGCGAGTTAAGACCAATTGAAGAAAGTGGGCCAAATGCATTAGTGCCGAAATCGACTTGCCCCGTGCTAACACGCGGATCAAATGGGCCTAAGTAAGATTGATTGGGCGATGCTACTTGTGGTAATGCTAAGTTGGCTGGACGGATCTGTGGGCGCGGTGACGAACCTAGACCAACTTGCTGTTGACTGGCTTGCTGTTGACCAGCTCCAAGCGCGTTTAATAGGCCGCCTTTTGCGCGAACGTCATTGCGAATGCTCTGGCCGCCAAAGCCCATTGCAGCGCCCATAGGGCCACCAGTTAACAAACCTAGAAGGCCACCATAGACTGGATTAGCCATAACGCCGCGAAGTCCTGTCAGATGCTCGCCCTTGCCCTCTGGGCCTTGTCGATAAAATCCAGCGGGTTTAGTTGTTCCGCGCTCTGGGCCTTTGAGGCTACGGTATTGCTCATTGGACATTGTAGCGTAAGCACCACCATTACCGCCATAGCCGCCGCCGTCCGTCATGTCTTGAAGCGCGGTGACTTTCTTACCTTTGGAGTCGGTATATCCCCACTTAGCTTTCTTTTTCTCTGCTGGTGCTGCGGCCATGATTAGTCCTTCTCAATGACTTGTAGGGCAAATGTTGAGGAATATTATCACACAAAAGCCATTTATGCTAGACGATCCCGCCAATGTTTCGGCGCAGTGGTTTATCCCAGACCGCCTGCACTTTGTATCCGATAGCTAGGTAGCGCATCGCATCAGCGCCGTGTGATGTCCAATCGTGCAGAGGGCGCATTCTCCAAGTCTTGCCCTTTTCGTCCCAGTCCCTGCGATACTGTCTCAGGCACTCAATGCCTCTCCCGCAATGCTCCTCATCAAACCACGCCGTGCGAAGCATCATGCGAGTTGCTTGGATGCCGTCATCAAGCGATAGGCTGGGCGCAATCTCAATATTGGTAAGGCCAAGCGCATTGAGCGTTTCGACCCGTGTCTTGCCTGTGCCAAGCTCCCTGACCCGTGCATCGTGCGGCAGTATGTGTTGATCGTAAACGTAGCCCTTGTCGTTAATTATCTTCACATAGTGATCAAGGCCAACGCCTGATGCCTCATAAAAGTCGATGATCCGCATTTCCTGACCAACGCGCTGGGCAAACCAAATGGCCGTGCTGTCAGACATTCCCAGATCCCACGCCGTCACAACAGCCACAGATGGCTCATACGGCACCACACCAACGCGCTTGGCCTCAGTAGCTACTTGCATCTCTGTGCCGTAGTAAGCGCCTTGAATGGCTGCCTCAAAGCTGCACTCAAACTCCTGCAAATAACGATCCTCACCCATCGTGCGACGAGCATCGTCTAATTCTTCCTGATCCAGCACAGTTGTCTCGCTGGCCTTATACACGGCGCAGAACCAATTATCATCGTTGCGAGCGCGGTCATAGATGGCCCAGAAATCATTCTTGCCTTTAGGTGTACCGATAAAGGTTGCCTTGCCCTTACGATCAGCGATGGCGGGTCTTATGACTGTCGGCCATGCTGATGATGGGAAGTCGGCAGGCTCGTCCATGCACACACTGTCGAAGTAAAGACCGCGCATTGCATCGAAATTATCCGCCCCGAACAGGCGAAGTCGCGCACCATTCGGGAAATCAATTCTAAGCTCGCTCTCGTTTACTTGGATGTTTGGAATAGTCTGCGTATAGTGCTTCGCATAGTCCCAAACAATAGCTTTGGCCTGTCGATAATATGGTGCAATGTAAGCCACTCTAGTGTTTGGTAGAGTCGCCGTAAGGCAGTCTTTAATGAGGTCATTGATGGCTCCTACTGTTTTGCCAAAGCGCCTGTGTGCAACTATGCAGGCGAAGCGCTCTGATCTGTCATGGAATGGTTCTAGTAATGCACGGGGCGCGTAGGGTATTTCTACGACTTCTGCCATTTAAAGATCACCTCATGTTCGCCCTCTTTACCGCCGCCATTGATTTGTAACGGCAGAACCTTGCCAAGCAGTCCCATAAAGGCGTTTGGGTTTTCCTCTGCTTGATGCGTGAGATAGCTTACCATCCCATCGCCGCCGATCTTATTCCCAGCGCTCTCAGCGGCCTGTAGGATGGCATCCTTGAGCAATCCCGTCACTTTGTTCACAGATCCTTTAGGACGGCCTGCGCCAGCCCTTGTGAGCCGTTTGGAAATATCTGGTTCTATTTTATTCATAACTTTCCCCGATTTCATAAGTATTCTATATCTTGTAGGGGTATCTCGTCAAGATAGCATATTTAGATGAACCAGTGGTGATAATTTGACAGGTCGTTTTCACTCATGAATTTCTTATAGTTACTTTCGGCATTGTCGAGGAGCGACTTGCACACCTCGACATCAGATCCTTGGGAATTGAGCATTTCTAAATATGCTGCATCTCTTACGTTACGAAGCCTTTTCATTTCCATCAATGTTTTTTCATTCATCTTTGATTGCGACCTCCGATCCTAGTGCGCTGTATCCGCATTTATCAATCCATGAGTCCTTGTGATCAATTGTCTCAGATAGTCGGCAAGTTTTCAACCAATCCATCATCAGGGCGACATGGGCTGGGCTTACCTGACCGCCTGCCTTCTTGATGATCACATTCCAGCCGATAGAGATGCTTTCGAACATTTCAGACGCTGGGCCATAATCTTTCTGGCGCTGGCCTGATATTAATCCCTTGGCGAGGTCGAGTGTTTCACTGCGTGTCATTTTGCGACCTTTTGCGTCATTTTGCACCCACTGGTTCATCTGCTTGGTTTTGGTATTTGCCATCGCCGTAGCTGGCCTCGCTTTGGATCTGGTGAAAGATCACCTGTGCAATCCCAGATCCAGATCTGATGTGTAGTGGCTTGATCCCGTGATAGACTAGCTCCAGAGTTAGAAAGCCCTTCCAGTCTGGTTCGATCACTGTGTTGAACACTGAGAGGCCGCGCCTTGCCCATGTTGATTTGTCATGGACGATGCCGATCATATTCTTGGGCATATCGAAATGTTCGAATGAGCTTGCCAATCTAAAGCGCCGAAATGGATGCAGCCACATAGATTGCTTGATGCGAATGTCGTAGCCTGCCTCAGATAGGCCGTGGCTTACGCCGTTAAATTGTGTCTTGGTCAATATAAGAGGCTTGAGAGGCTTATATAGAACTAGCTTGCTTGCGTTGATGATCATTGCTTAGATTTCCACAAGATGCTTTGAAAACCTATTTCGTCTAATGTATATCCAGATGTATATCCCACCATAAACTCCCTTGTGTATTTTTTTGCGCATTGCGATCCATATGGACGATGCAAGTTAAGATAAAATCTTGGGCTTTGTTCGGGGCATTTGTACTGGCAAGTCGTAACAAGTTGGGTTGGCCAGATCATTGTTGCAAATACCCCGATCAAACTGCATATCATTTGTCGCC